GCGGGTACGGCCGCAAGCGGCAATATCACGCTGACGGGCGTTCCGGCGAATAATGACACAGTGACGATCGGCGGCACGGTTGTTACGTTCGTGACCGGTGTTCCGGCTGGTAGCCAGGTCCAGATTGTGGGCACGGCTGCGCAAACCGCGGCGAACCTGCAATCGTTCCTGCAATCGTCGGCTGATACGAACATCAGCAAGTGCAAGTACTCGACGACGCTGGGCGTGGTGACGGTCACGTATGCATCGGTTGGCACGGCGGGCAACAGCTTCACGCTGGTGAAATCCTCGACCAACATCACCGTGTCGGGCGCAACGCTGACGGGCGGTGTCAATGCCTCGACGATCACGTATGCAACGTCGCCGGCTGGCGGTCAGGACGTATCGGGCCAGCTTGGTCTGGTGACGGGAGTTGCATCGGTCCCAGCGAACGGTGTTGCCGCAGAACAACCGGTTGATGCGGTGTCGGCAATGATCGGCTTCGCGGGCACACAGTTCCTCGGCGTCTCTTTCGCTGATACGTCGATCACGAACGTTCAGCACCTGGCCGTCTCGGCATTCATCGAAGCCGACCAGAAACATCTGTACGGTGCGACGTCGCAGGAACCCGCGGCAGTCGACCCGACGCAGACTAGCGACCTCGGCTATCAGCTTACGCAACTCGGCTACAAGTACAGCATCGCGCAGTATTCAAGCACGAGCCCATATGCGGTGGCATCGCTGTTCGGTCGCCTGTTGACGGTCAACTTCAACGGCAACCGGACGACGATCACGCTGGACTTCAAGCAGGAGCCCGGAATCGTCGCTGAGTCGCTGAACACGACGCAGGCCAACGCACTCGACGCGAAGCGTTACAACTACTTCGTCAACTTCGACAACTCGACCGCGATCATCCAGACGGGTGTGACGCCGAGCGGCATCTTCATCGACTCGATCTATAACGCGATCTGGTTCCGCAATCGTGTTCAGACGGACCTGTACAACGCGCTGTATCTGAGCCCGACGAAGATCCCGCAGACCGATGCCGGCAACCAGCAGTTGGCCGCGGTGATGGAGAAGGCTGGCGATGCCGCATTGAACAACGGCTATGCGGGTGCCGGCGTGTGGACGTCGGCGGGCTTCGGTGCGCTCAACCAGGGCGACACACTCTCGAAGGGCTACTACGTGTACACCCCGCCGATCTCGTCGCAATCCGCATCGGATCGTCAGGCGCGCAAGTCTGTGCCGTTCCAGATGGCATTGCTCGAGGCTGGTGCAATCCATTCGGTGCAGCTCACGGTCAACGTAACTCGATAAGGTGACTCATGGCTTCGTATAGTTTCAAAGACGTCACCGCGACGTTCGTTGGCCCCACTGGGGTCTTTTCCCTCGGCTATGGCTCCGCCAATGCCGAAGAAGGCATTGACATCGCCGCGGCAGGCGACAAAAACACCATGACGGTCGCCGCTGATGGCGAAGGCATGCACAGCCTGCATGCCGACAAGTCCGGCCAGATCACGGTGCGCCTGCTGAAGACCTCGCCGATGAATCAAAAACTCATGGCGACGTACGACGCGCAGGCGATCAGTTCGTCCTTGTGGGGCCAAAACGTCATCACGGTTTCGAACACTGCATCCGGTGATCTCCACGTTGGACGTCAGTGCGCGTTCAAGAAGAAGCCTGATTTCAAGTACGCAAAGGACGGTGACATCATCGCGTGGGTGTTCGACGTCATCAAAATCGACTCTGCGCTCGGCACGTACTAACCGGCCAAAGCGTCGGCTAAGGTAGCCCCTGAAAAGCGCTAGTCCAGCGCCTGCCGACGCTCCATCACTGGACTGATCTCAAAGGACACGAGATGTCACTCGAATTTGAAGTAGCCAGCCAGCGGTATCGGGCCGAAAAGCTTGACGCATTCAAGCAGTTGCATGTCTCGCGCAAGATTGCTCCGATCATCCCGAAACTGCTTCCGATGTTCGTGAAGTTCGCGGGCAAGAAGGATGCACTGAAGGACGATCTTGGCGAGTTGGCTGAAGCATTTGAGCCGCTTGCTCAGGCGCTGGCTGAAATGCCTGATGCCGACTGCGAGTATGTTTTCAACGCGTGTCTCAGCGTTGTGATGCGCAATCAGCAAGGAAACTGGGCATCGATCTGGAGCCAGAACGCGAAGTCACTGATGTTCGATGACATTGACCTCGGCGCCATGACGCAAATCACGGCAAAAGTCATCTGGGATAGCCTAGGGGATTTTACCAAAGGGCTCCTCGCGAACACGGCGGCGAGCCCGGCAGCGGCGTCGAATGGGTAAGCCTGCCTGACGGGCTGGACTGGCTTCTTAGGCCGGTCGTCAAGGGTATGTGCCGGTACGAGAGCTTGAAGGATGGCGCGATCGGCCTAGCGGATATCGCGTTAATGAATGATGCGCTTTCGGTGATTGACGAGAATCGGCAGATAGCCCAACGACTGAACAACGAGAAATAGCATGTCCGACGCAACCGTCATCAAGGAATTTTTAGTTTCACTTGGGTTCCGAATCGACAAAGTCGGGCTCGATACTTTCGTCAAGGGTATCACCGCTGCATCCGGCGCCGTTCTGGCCAGTGTCACAGCCATCTCCGATAACCTGGAGAAGCTGTATTTCGCCTCCATGCGGACGCGAGCCTCTGCAGAGAACATCCGGTCATTCGGTTTCGCAATGGGCCAGATGGGTTCCAGCGCCGGGGCTGCTCTCGAGACCATCGAGAATCTGGCACGCTTCATGCGCAATAGTCCAGGTGCTTCGGGTCTGATCCATGGCCTCGGCGTCCAGACACAGAACGCCAACGGAGAATTGCGCGATACATCGGATATCCTCAAGGATCTCGGCAAGCAGTTCGCCAACATGCCGTACTACCGGGCGAACGCATACGCCCAAGCCCTCGGCATCGACGAAAAGACGTTGATGGCTCTCCGTGAGGGTCTCGGCCAGTTCGGCGATGAATACAAGGACATGCTGGCGAAGGCCGGCCTGGATCTTCAGGTCGCGACGAAGAACAGTCACGAGTTCATGAACGAGACGCGCACTCTCGGTGCGGCGTTCGTGATTCTCGGCCAGAAGGTAGTCGCAACCCTGAACGGCAGCCTCCAGGGCGACATCAAGAAATTTCGTGAAGGGCTGGTCGACAACTTCACGCGCATTGCTGGCGTCATCACGAATGTCGTAAAGGGCGTTCTGTATCTTGCCGACATGATCAGCACGCTCGCTTTTAGGGCAATGCAAGTTATCGGTACAGTGGTTGATTGGTTCAACAGCCTGGATGGCAGCACGAAGCGGCTCGCTGAAGGCGTGGTCGGCCTGCTTGCCGCATGGCGGCTGCTGAACGCTGGATTTCTTGCGACGCCACTCGGACAGCTTGCGGCATTGGGCGTTGCCCTGCTTGCGCTCTATGACGACTATAAGGTCTGGAAGGAAGGCGGCAAGAGCCTGATTGACTGGTCGCGCTGGCTTCCTGATATAGAGTTGGCGAAACGCCTGCTGCATACGATGGGCGAACAGTTCGTGGAACTGGGAGAAATCATCCATGCGGTGATGGACAAGCGCTGGGGCGATCTCGGCAAGCATGCGAAGAAGTTCGCCACTCTTGCTGTGGGCGGATGGAAGGACATCTACAACACGATCAAGAGCCAGATTGAGGGGACGCCAGTTCCGGCGCCCAAGGTTTCTCCGGCTGCAGGCGCTGCCGCAGCAAGTTCGCCCGCAGCTTCCAATCCTAATGACCCTCGCGGCATACGCAACAACAACCCCGGCAATCTGAATTACGTAGGCCAGGCAGGAGCCGCGAAGGAAGGCGGCCCGAATGGCCGGTTTGCCGTTTTCGGTTCCGCTGAAGCGGGCCTACAAGCACTTGCGGATCAGCTCCGACGATATGGCTCGCGCGGAATCAATTCGGTGCGAGCGATCATCTCGAAGTTTGCGCCAGTCAGCGAGAACAACACGCAGGCTTACATTGGCAGCGTGTCGAAGGGCCTGGGTATCGGAGCAGATTCTGCGCTCGACCTGAATGATCCCCGAGTTCTTCAAGGTTTGATGGGCGCGATCATCAAGGTTGAAAACGGAAAGAACCCATACAGCGCTGAGCAGATTGCCGCAGCATCAGGCGTGCGTGCTGCTGGCGCACCCGGGTCGGCTCCGGTGTCAGTTAGCCAGAACACGACCATCCACGTCACGGGCTCTAGCGATCCGCACGCAACGGCTCAGGCGGTTGCCCAGGCTCAAGGCGGCGTCAATCAACGCCTCGTGCGTAACATGAAAACGGCTGCGCAATGAGCAATTTTCTGCAAACGGGGATCACTGTCGGGGCTTCAATCGGCAGTGAGATTGTCAGCGCGTTTTTTGGTCCGAAGCGCTCGATCAATTCCCCGCTCGGCAACTTTCACCTGTACGTCACGTTCGACGAACGGCATCACGACGAGCTCGTGATTACAGATCACCCTGTCGAGCAAGGCGCGTCGATCTCGGACCATGCGTACAAGAAGCCTGCCGAACTGACACTGACCATTGGCTGGACAAACAGCAGTTTGGCCGCGATCACGTCATTGCAGATGGGCGGATATTCGGCCTACGCGTATAAGACGCTGCTTCAGCTTCAGGCAATGCGCACGCCATTCAGCATTTCGACTGGCAAGCGCAAATACCAGAACATGCTGATCCAGTCCATCGACACGACGACGGACGCCAAGACTGAAAACTCGCTGATCGTTACGATGCACTGCCGCGAGGTGATCATCGTGCAGACGACGGCTACGCAATTGCAACCGGCGGATAATATGTCGAGTCCGCAGAAGACAGCGGCGATCGCCAATGCCGGCACAAAGCAGCCGCAAGCTACAACGACTAGCGTTCTTTACCGAATCGCGAACTGATGTCATCAACCTTCGAAATCCCGCTGACTCCGAATCCGCAGACGTTTTTCGTCTCGCTCGTTGGGACGCAATACCAGTTCGCCCTGCAATGGCGCGATACGACCAATGGTGGGTGGGTGCTGGATATTGCGGACGCGAGCGGCAACGGGCTAGTCAGCGGGATTCCGCTCGTCACTGGCGTTGACCTTCTGGCCCAATACAAGTACATCGGGCTAGGCTTTGAACTCTGGGTTCAGACGGATGCGGCCGACGCTCCTCCGACGTACACGAATTTGGGGTCGACGTCCCACCTGTACGCAGTAATCCCCTAATGGCTTAGTAGTCGCGAAGCCCCGGTCGGGTGCGCGCAATGCGCATGCAGGCCGCCCATGCATGCCAGTCGTTGGTGTAGTTAAAGCCGCTTTCGGCCTTGCAGACGTCCCACATCTGCTCGCTGATAGTGTCGTCGAATTGCAGGTCATCGACCTCTTTAACGCCGAGAAGCATCCCCTTCAGGCAAGCCTTTTCAAGCGATGGCTGGCCCTCCCCGGCCGCAAGGTCGGCGCAGCGCTGCTTCCATGACTTCATGATGGCATGAAGCTCTGCGTCCGACATGTTCTTCTCCGCATGCGCCACGACCGGAATTGACAAGACGACCGTGATCGCGGCGATAAGGCGTATCTTCATTTTTGCTCCAAGTGAATAGGTTATGACCGCTCAATTTGGACGCCAGGTATCGCTCATAGTCGGCAACGCCAGCGGTCAAGGATTGGATTTGTCGCAACTCCATATAAAATTCACGATCTGGAGCGCGACAACGCAGAGCCCAAAGCACACAACGATCCGCGTCTACAACGTCGCCGACGCCACGGCAAAACGACTGCAGCAGGAATTCCAGCAAGTGTTCCTGCAAGCTGGTTATGACGGAAATTTCGGCCTGATATTTGGCGGCTCCATCAAGCAGGTCCGCAAGGGCCGCGAAAACGCAACAGATACTTTCGTCGAAATTATCGCGGCAGACGGCGACGAGGCTTACAACTGGTCGGTTGTCAATACAACCCTTGCGGCCGGCTGGAGCCAGACCGACTATCACAGCGCGTTGATCCAGTCGATGGAATCGTATGGCGTGTCTGCTGGTTATGCCCCGGCATTCTCCGGCGCAAAACTCCCGCGCGGGAAGGTTTGCTACGGCATGACGCGCGATTACATGCGCCAGCTAGCGGGTGCGGCGGGAACGCAATGGGCGATCCGAGACGGCCAGCTTCACATGATCCCGGTTGCTGGCTACCTGCCGAATCAGGCGATCGTTCTGACGTCTGACACGGGCATGGTTGGTGTGCCGACCCAGACGGTCGACGGGATTCTCGTCAAGTGCCTTCTCAATCCGAACATCATCCCCGGCAGTCGCGTCCAGATCAACAACGCCAGCATCCAGCAGGCAGCGTTGAGCGTCGACTACACGGCGACGAACTATTTCCCAAGCCTGGACGACGACGGGATGTACAAGGTCTATGCGATGACCCAGACGGGCGACACGCGCGGTCCCGCTTTTCACACCGACATGATCTGCGCTGCCGTCAACGGGACGCAGCCGCTGACATCGACTTACACCAATGCTGTCGTGAACGGCAGTAACGGAGGCTAATTTTGGACGTACGTGAGCGCTGGGACGACCCAGAAGAAGCGCTGCGCGTCGCTATGGATGGCCTCAAATCCGGACTCTGGACATCAATGCCGGGGATCGTTCAGTCATTCAATGCGGGCGCGGTAACGGCTACTGTGCAGATCGCCATCAAGGGCGTCGTGCATGCGCCAGATGGAGGCGCCCAGTTCGTCAACATGCCCCTGTTGGTTGATGTCCCCGTGCATTTTCCCCGCGGCGGCGGCTGCACCCTGACCTTCCCGGTTGCAAAGAATGACGAGTGCCTAGTGGTGTTTGCGGCGCGATGCATAGACGGATGGTGGCAGTCCGGCGGCATACAGGCGCCAGCAGAGCAACGCATCCATGATTTAAGCGATGGATTCGCCTTTGTGGGCTTCTTCTCGCAGGCGACGAAGATCAGCGGAATCAGCACAACGACAGCCCAGCTTCGAAGCAATGACGGTGCGACGTACGTCGAAGTCAACCCATCCAGCCAGATAGTCAATGTGGTTGCGCCGGGCGGGATGACGCTCACGACTCCAACGGTGACCATCACGGGTGTCATCAACGTCCAGAACGTTCAGGGTGCGACTAACGCTAGCACGATGTCTGGAAGCATGACGGCGAGCGGCACGATAACCGGCACAACAGACGTGGTTGGTGGCGGAAAGTCGCTCAAGGGCCATACGCACCACGAAAACGGTGCTGGCAGTAATACCAACCCGCCTAACTGACCATGCGCTACCGAAAGCAAGATGCGAACGGCGACTACGTTTGGGGTCACCAGCAGAACGATTTCTGGCTGAACACCCCAGATGGGGTCGCCTTGGCGGCCAAGACACGCCTCCTGCTGTTCGTCAATGAATGGTTCCTCGATGTGACCGATGGAACGCCGTGGACGACTCAGGTTCTCGACAAGTACACGAAAGACCAGTACGACGCCGCGATTCAGGACCGCATCCTCGGCACGCAAGGCGTCACACAGATCACGGATTACTCGAGTTCGGTCAATACGACCACTCGCACGCTGACCGTCACCGCGACGGTTGAAACTCAATTCGGCACAGCGACACTCACCACGACGATATGACGATCACTTCAGTCGCCCCTGTCATCAGTGCCGCGGGGATCAGTGCGCCGGCCTTCAGCGACGTATTGCAATATGTACTCAACAAGTACACGAGCATCTACGGCACAGACATCTATACCGGCAACGACTCCCAAGATATACAGTTCCTGTCGGCTGGCATCGCCACACCGATAAACGACCTGAACTCGGCAATCATCGCGGCATACAACGCCTATTCGCCAGCAACGGCTCAGGGCGCAAACCTATCCAGTGTTGTCAAGATAAATGGCCTTGGGCGTAATGTGTCTGGCAACTCGACGGTCGACCAGATCATCGTCGGGCAGGCCGGAACGCCTATCGTAAATGGCGTGACGCAGGACGCCAACCAGAATAAATGGAGCCTGCCAGCACTGGTTACGATCCCTCCGGGCGGCACGATCACGGTTACGGCAACATGCCAGACGCCGGGCGCCATTCAAGCCAGCATAGGGTCAGTCAACCAGATCGCCACGCCGACCCTTGGATGGCAGACGGTGACGAACGCGAGCGCGGCGAATGCTGGCGCTCCGGTCGAAACCGATTCGCAGTTGAAGGCGCGGCAAGCGGTATCGACCGCCCTGCCCTCGCGCACGGTGCTCGAAGGCACGGTCGGAGCGATCTGGTCGATTGCAGGCGTGACGCGCGTGACGCCTTATGAGAACGACACGAGCACGACCGACGCGAACGGCATTCCAGGCAACAAGATTTACATCGTCGTTGAGGGTGGCGATTCGACGGCCATTGCGAACTCGATAGCCTCGAAGAAAACACCGGGCACTGGCACGTTCGGCACGACAACCATCTCCGTTGCAGACGCCTACGGCATCGCTCATCCGATCAATTTCTATCGCCCGACATACGACGCGATCACGTGCGCGATCACATTGAAAGCGCTGGCCGGTTACACGTCAACCATCGGCACAGCAATTCAAGCGGCGGTATCGAACTACATCAACGCAGTCGTGATCGGCGGCGCACCCAGTGGCACTGTGGAGTGGGATTCAGCACTGACAGCAGCAAAGTCTGTGGCTGGCGGAAACACGTTCCGCATCATCTCGCTAGCGCTCAGCGGTCCGGGTGGTGCGGGTGCTCCTGATGTGCCGCTTGCGTTCAATCACGCTGGGCAGGCTGTCCCGGCAAGCGTAACGATCACGGTGACCTGATGAGCGCAGTAACGGACTACACATCGCTCATCACCAGCGAGCACAGCTCGAAGCCCCGTTTTGCCGCGATGTTTGCGGCAGTCGCTCAGTGCTTCGTCGACCAGATCAACGTGATGCAGTCGATCCCGGCTGCGTTCGATCTGGACACCGCAGTCGGCGTGCAACTCGATGCTGTCGGATTGTGGGCGGGCATCACGCGTCAGGTAAAGACGCCGCTCAACGTCTACTTCTCGCTGGACACGGCAAACCTGGGTTTTGATCAGGGTAACTGGCAGGGTCCATTCGACCCATCGACCGGGCTGACGTCTCTGGACGACGGAACGTTTCGCACTCTGATTCGCGCGAAGATCGCGGCGAACTCGTGGGACGGAACGATACCGGGCGCTGCATCTGCATATGCAAATCTGTTTGCTGGTTCTGGAAGTTTCATCTTCATCCAGGACGGCGGCGACATGACGATGACCGTGGGCGTGTCTGGCGCCATTCCAAGCGCCCTACTCCGTGCGCTGTTCTCTGGCGGGTATTTGCATCTAAAACCCGAAGGTGTCAGGGCCAACTATGTCGTGCCGTCCGTCAACAACACGTCCCTGTTCGGGTTTGACGTCTCGAACCAATACATACGGGGCTTCGACACTGGTTCCTGGGCCGTAGCAGCCTGACCTTTCCCGCTTCCACGCAAGCCGCCTTCGGGCGGCTTTTTGCATTTCTGGAGCCTTGATGGCAACCAATGATTTCCTCACGTTCGCGACCGCAGGCGGTGCGAATGTCGTTTCTCAGGCAACCTATGCCGCCCTGCCGGCATTGTCGACCGGTTATCAGGCTGGCGTCGCCGCATCCAACCAGTTGAACAAGACGTGGCGGCAAAGCTCGATCATGGCTGCCGTGCTTGCCCAGTTCGCTGCGGACTACTCAGGCCAGAACTCGACCGATGACGGCACCACGGCGACGCTCGAGGCGAACCTCGTCGCAGCCATCCGCAGCGCGACGAAGACCGGTGTGATCCTCGCCGACACTGGCGCTGTGAACGCGTACACCGCAGTCAATGCACCCCCTCTGGTGTCGGGCACCTGGGTCGACGGCGTTGTCCAACAAGTCAAGATCGCCCACGCCAACACGGGCGCATCGACGTACGCACCGGATGGCCTGACCGCAATTCCGATCTACGGCCTCGGCCTGCAACCGCTGCAAGGTGGTGAACTGGCGCTGAATGGCACCGCGATCCTGATGCGCGCGACCATCGCGGGCGTGAACAGCGGCAACCCGATCGCCGTGCTCATGGAATGCGCCGGCGGAGCACAGCAAATCCCCCCCGCCACTGCAAGCCAGCATGCGGTTCAGTTGGGGCAGATCGGCGGTGGCCAATATCTCGGCACCCAGGTTTTTACGTCGAGCGGCACCTACACGCCCGGCGTTTACACGGTCGGTGGCCGCAGCGTAACTGCTAGTAAAGCGCGATTCCGCGGCGTGGCGGCTGGTGGTGCTGGCGGCGGCACCGCAGCAACTGGGGCGGGTCAAGCTGCATCCGGTGGCGGCGGTGCTGCGGGAAATCCGTTCGAGTTCACCCTTTCTCCAGCCGCTACGCAAACGATCACGATGGGCGCTGCTGGCGCAGGCGTTTCCGGAAGTTCTGGCGGATCGGGAGGCAATCTTGTAATCGGTGCAATTGCAACCATCAAGGGCGGCGCTGGCGGTGCGGTTGGAGGCGTGCTCGGTTCGTTCCCTGGCAATTCGGGTCAAGGTGGTTTGCCCTCGGCATCGACGATTTCCGGAACCGGCGTGACCGTGATTTACAACGGTTATGGTCAGGGCGGAAACGTCGGCTCGTGCTTCTCGATCAGTTTCACCATCAACGGGCCGGGTGGTTCGTCTCCCTATGGTTCGAGCGGTGTGTTCGGGCAGCCTGGCGCGCTCGGGTTTGGGAGTGGCGGCCTGGGTGCTGGTGTAGGTCAAAGCACGGCAGCAGCAGCCGGATCACCCGCAGCCCCTGGCATTCTTTTCATCGACGAGTACGCCTAATGAGTAATCGATACGCAATTGTAGAAAACGGTGTTGTGACCAATGTGATTCTGTGGGATGGAGAGGCCGAATGGAGTCCGGAATCCGGCACGGCTAATCCGCTTCCGGATGGCTCGCCTGTAGCACCGGGATACACCTTCGACGGCACCAAGTACACCGAACCCTCAGCTTAAGAACTGCACTCTGATGAAGAAAATTCTTTTTGCGGCACTTCTCGCGCCGTTGATGGCCCTCGCTCAAACTCCGCTATCCGTATCGCAAGGCGGAACTGGCGCGGCGACGTTGTCGGGCTATCTTTACGGCAATGGAACTAATGCTGTAACGGGGTCGGCAACGCTACCTGCCACGTCGATCGACTATGGCGCTGGCGTCACGGCGCTATCTGGTGTCTCGCTACCCATTTCTCTGTTTGGCGAGTCCGCTGGTGCCTGGTATTTCTCTGGCGGCGGCGTAACTGTAACGGACAGTTCATCGCATGCTGGCGTTGGGCACGCGGCATACAGCTTTGCGAGTTACCCTCTCGGAACTGGCGCGATCGGCCCGACGAATGCCGACTTCGGATTTTCCGTTAGCCTGCTGAAGCAGAATCTTGGCACCGTCAATGCACACGCCGGAGAGTTGGACGGCGCGTACTTTGTGGTGCGCAATGATGGCTCCAACTCCGACACCACCGGATTTCTGATTGATGTCGGGAATTACGGCACGGGGTTCAACGCGCTCTTTGAGGGGAACAACACCGCCTTCTCTGGCGGTTCGATCACCCAAGCCGTGAACAACCAAGCTGGCGTTGTAGATACGCGCACGGGAAGTCAGTTTGGCTACGTTGTGCAGAAGACTACCGGTAACGGCGGAGTGGCATACTTGGCGGCTCAGGGATCGGGGCAATGGCAACATCTGCTTCAGTTCTCTGGCGGCGGTGCGGTGCGCTTCGACATGCCGATCGATTCGAACAATGTCGTCACCATGCGAATGGTGGACGCCAGTCTTCAATCGAAGACGATCCGCGTCAACAACAACGCATTGTCGGTTGTCAACAACGCTGGCAATGCTGAGATTTTTGCGCTAGCGGACAACGGCAATCTGACATTGGGCGGCGGCATCGTCGGAGCAACTGGAGTGGGGAACGCCAACGCTGGCAATGTCGGGGAATATCAATCTTCCAGCAGCAACGGCGTACCACTGACGAGCAACACAGTCGCGAATATGGCGTCTTTCCCCTTGTCGGCAGGTGACTGGGACGTGCAGGGCTGTGTGCAGTTCGTGCCCGCCGGATCGACGAACATCGCAGCAATTGCCGCTAGCATCAGCACTTCGTCCGGCGGTCTTGGCGGTCTCGGCTCGCTGTCGCAAATGAATGCCTCATTCTTGACTGGTCAAGGCGATTATCTTTGCACGCCTACGGTCAGAGAGAACTTCTCGTCTGCAACTCAGGTGTACCTGACCGGGTATTCATCGTTTGGCACAAGTTCCATGAGTGCAAACGGCTTCATCAGAGCTCGGCGCGCACGATGAGCGTCTAGAATGGCAGGTAGCCTTTCGCGAGGACCCACAGCGTAAAGGCTGCCCACGCCGACAGGGCTGTCATCAAGATAATCCGGCTCTTCTTCGTCATATATCCCTCGTCTCAGTTGCCGCAGTAGATCTGCGGCTTCGGTCCTACCTTCGCATATCCCTCAAAACCAGACTTCCCGGCACCCGGATCGATCGCGCTGGCGACATCGGGCCGACGGGTTCCCGTGATGGCGGCGCCCGTGATGATACCGTCCTGTACGAAGAACGCAATTTTCGGTACCCGGTGATCGCGCTCGTCGAATACCCAGCCGTCCAGCTTGGTGTGATTTCGGTCCGTGGCAATTGGATATGTATGGTCAATATTGCCTAGACACGGCATCAGGCCGATGTCGCGGGGATGCCTACCGATTGTTTCAGGCGCAGATTTCAGATACGGCAACGCGAACACGGACAGGTTGTACCGGATTGCATTCGCCGCGCCGTGGCGCAGATTATCAATCGAAGCATAGACTCGGCTGATCGAATCTTCATCATTAATGCCCAGAGCAATCCCCAGCATTGCGCTCATCCGCTGAGTAGCGATTGTCGGGCCATCTCCGTCCAGTGCGTCAAATTGCGGCAAGAGCAGCAGTAGCGGCACGAAAACGGACAGTGATCCGACGACCGCGGAGGTCGAAATCCGATCTCGATAGAGATGAACGAAGAGTAGCAGCAGGGCTGAATACAACAACAGACCCGGCGTCTCATAACGCCCCGCAAGAGCAGCGCCCAAGCCGAAGTGCGTGCGGCCGATAGATGCTGCTGCACCTGCCGCACCCACGTGAAGGGCGAACAGAACGAGCGCAAGGAACATAGGGTTTCGGGTTTTCCCCGCGACCCACTGTAAGGCAAGATAGGCGGCCGCGCAGATCACTGCGGCACCGGCGAGCATGGCTAGAAGAAGAGAATGAAAAAGAAAGCCGATCGGGCCGCCCAAAAAAATCAGCAGAAATTCGATCATCTGCTTAATGGGCGCGCGTGGATGTGGCATGGCGTGGTAATGGTGCAGCCATGCAGCGAGTGTTAGCGCCGTCGCGGCTATCAGGATGACAATATGCCAGCGCGTGCACCGTCCGCTCAACGCCAACATCAGTATCAGCATGGGCAGGGCAAGCAGGCCGTTCGCCATCGTTATGGTCGACACTACGCCGAGCGCGATCGTGGTGATGAACCGTCGCGTCGACGGCTCATGAATCCAGCGCGCCATCGACATTAGCGCGAGCAAGGGTAGGAGATACGCCAGGTAGAACTGGCTTTGGAATCCCCAGTTGATGTTTTCGGCCTGCAGCCACGAAAAGCACGGGATCGCGATAAGCGCGCTGCACAGGTGAGCGAGGCGTCTCTCCATCAGGGATCGCGCAGCCAGGCACAGCGCCAGCCAGAGCGAGAACATCAACGCGACGTTTACGGCGATCAGAGAGTAGGACAGACCGCGAAAGTACCGGTAGTCAATCCAGAACAGGATTTTTGAAAGGACAATCCGGTGCTCGTTGGCCTGCTCGACGAAGGCCGAGATGCCGGCTCCTTGTAAGAGCGAGACATAAAACCCGACGGTCCCGTCCCACATGTCCCAAAACGGAACGGGCGAGAACCAGCGCACAGCACCGATGATGGTCGTCACGATGAAAAACGCCGGGGCCATCGCGGCCAGCACGGAGCCCATCCTTGATGATGGCTGCTTCGTGCTGCCATCGCGAGTTCGATCGGTAACTGTCGCCTCAGACAAGACTGCTCTCCTGTTTCGCATGCCGCGCAGTCTATCGCATTTCGCTTACAACCTATCGACCGATCACAGCCCTGACGAGAGGCGCAAGTATGGCCGCTTGCCTTTGCGCCTTGACATTGAGCAACCACTCATCTGGAAAAAGGCATCCTGACAGATGGGTCTGCCAATTCGGCAATGACTGGATGTAGTCGTACTGCTTCACGATCGGGACATTGTAGGAGGCGGCAACGTTATCCATTGTGGTTACGTAGTTTTCAAGGTATGGGTGATTGCCATCGCAAACTGGATTCGGCTCTTCGAGAACCGGGATTTTCCCGGCCTTCCGAACTGCCAGCACCCACGCAATGAGTGCGTCCGTGTATGGCCCCAGTGACTGCACGAGATCATCATTGATTGCGTGATTTGTCAGGACGATCTGAGCCGGCGAAGACTTGATCCGCTCGGCAAACGGCGCCCCTCCACCATCAACACCATTCATCATGTTGACGAGGCTACTAGCCGTTCCGCCCTCAGCATGATTGGTGATCGTGACAGAATCAACGAACTGGGCCTGTAGGAGTGTCTGTGTAGCCGCAGGCTCGGTCTGCTGCGCGATGGTGGGCATTCCGTAGTTGCTGCTCGTGATCCCCATCATCGCGTCGTCGCCGTAGATGTCGATGCGAACAAATACAGGATCAGGTTTGGCGACTGGCGGCGGTGCGACAGGCGAAGTGGCCGGTGCCGACTGAGCAGCCGCCTGAGTTGGTGATTCTGATCCGCCGCCACCGCCACCACATGCAGCAAGAGCACAGGAAATCACTGACGCAACAAGTGCTGCTCGAAAGGTATGCATGATTTTGCTCCGAGAGAGGAAGAAAGCCGTTGCCAACGATGAATGTTGGCGACCTCTTCTCGGAGCCATTTCTGCTGCAGCTACTCCGATTCGTCCGCAGGAACCTGCTTCACGTGCGCGCCAAACGTCTCCATGAACTGGAGAACTCGGTTGAACTCTTCCTCCGTCAGCACCATCCGAGCCGCCCCCAGAAAAGCTACGTGTGGGCCCATCTTGCGCGGCTCCTTGCCTCCCGTATATTTGCGCCACTGCTGATCGCCGCCCAGCCAGAATATCTCGGCCATCTCCTTGCCGGTCGCATTGCGACGGCGCTTGAGCTCCGCCAGATCTTCTGTCGATGGTTCGCTGAATTGGATTGGCATGTCTTCTGGGTGCGCGATCAAGGCGCGTGCGAAAGCTGATTTTCATTGGTTCATCCTGTCGGGTTGTCGGGCTGCGCGATTGCGCTACCTCTGAGACGGATATTAGACCCGTAGGGGCTAAGTCGTCAAGCATAAAATTAATGACCAACATCGCCCTCTCCGGAGGGCTTTTTTCATTCCGGGGCTCCTTTGGAAGACAACATGATCACCATGCCCGACGAGCAGTTCCGCCTGCATGTCGTCGAAAGATTGAACGCCCAGGATGTAGCCATTCAGGAAAACACAGCGCTCACAAAGAGCATTGCCGAAGACACGGCCTTCATGCGGACAGCGTGGGCCGAAGGTCTGGCGACGATCAGATTTTTCTGTCGCGTCGCTGCGGCGTGGCGGTTTCTGTTGAGACAGGTCGTTGTGCCGGTTGGTCTGCCTGCGGTGTTCATCTACGCGCTGATCTATTACGCCAACCACGGCGTTGTGCCCAGCTTCGCCGCCGAGTTCTATAAGCTCATCAAGGTGCTGCTATGAATTTGACTGCGCAGATCGTCGCCGCTTCGTGCGGATCAACCGTACTTCGTGCTGCGCAGTGGACCGCGCCGCTCCAATCCGCCTGCGAACGCTACCACATCAACACGCCCCTCCGCGTCGCCGCTTTCCTCGCTCAAGTCGGCGTCGAATCCGCCCGCCTAACCGCCGTCGTCGAGAACCTGAACTACAGCGCGAACGGTCTGCTGACGACCTTCCCGAAGTATTTCAACGCTGTCCAGGCGGCGCAGTACGAGCACCAGCCGCAGCGCATCGCGAATCGCGTCTATGCGGGCCGATATGGAAATGGTGATGAGATGAGCGGAGACGGCTGGAAGTTTCGCGGGCGTTCGCTGATACAGATCACCTTCCGCGACAACTACGCCTCATGCGGTAAGGCGATTGCGCTGCCTCTCGACTCACATCCTGAGTTGCTAGAACAGCCGTGCAATGCGGCGCTTGCTGCTGGCTGGTTCTGGGACTCGCGCGATCTGAACAAGCTGGCGGATGCGGGGAATTTCAGCGGCATCGTGCGCGGGATCAACGGCGGTTTGAATGGCTACTCCGAACGCCTCGCCTTGTATGCCGCTGCAAAAAAATCTCTCGGTCTCTGACTTATCCCTCTGCATCGAATGCGCGTGGATAACTGTCTGACGCGTAAGAACTGGTTTACCTCTCACACACATAAAACGCCGACAACGTATCGGCTATCCAAACACGCCCGTAGGCCGGACGGGCCATCTATACCTCATGCAACAGGAATTACATGGCCTCGAATCTCAAATACAGCACTGCGCTGAAGACCAGCCAGCAAGCGGCAATCTCGACCGCTGCCGGCGCATCCGCAATCCTCACGCTCTACAGCGGATCGCAACCAGCAAGTCCTGACACCGCAGTTACTTCTCAGGTCGCGCTCTCGACGCATACGTGCGCGGCAACTTTCGGCACGGCTGCGAGTGGCGTCCTCACCGTGGGCGCGATCGGCAATGGCACCGGTACTGCGGGTGCAGGCGCTGGTACTAACGCCACCTGGTATCGCCTGACGACGTCGGGCGGCACCGCACTGGTTGATGGAACGGTCGCAATTTCTGGCGCAGATCTGAATATCAACAACGTCAATATCGCCACCTCGCAGACGGTGCAGATCACGAGTTGGACCCTCACTAACGGCAACTAGCCATGGCTCAAAAGACCGTCCTTCTCACGACTGCAGGAGACGGTACATGGCCTC